AAAGGCATGAGCAAGGAAGTAGCAGTTTTAGGAGCTGGTTGTTTTTGGTGTGTGTAAAATCATACTATTTTTTTTAACTTATTGACATCAATAATTATACATAAATTTCATATTCAAACCCTTTGTATTCAAAGGGTTTCTTTATTTGTTATAACTTGTCGTTGTGTGATGTAAATTGATAAAAAGTGTTGAGAATAACAATAGTTTGTGCAAATTTTTGAATATTTGCACAAAAGCATTTTTAAACTCCCGAAATATGATTACAGCTATTATTATTGATACAAGAAGAATTACAAACAAAGGATATCCAATTAAAATAAGAGTTTACAATCAGGAGGAAAAACAGAATAAATACATTCTTACTAAAAAGTATCAGCTTGAAAAAGATTTAGTGATTGATTCTGAAATTAGAAAATTACAATATGATATTGATGAAAGATTAATTTATTGTAGAAGAAATAATTTAGATTTTGATTCTTGTATGGATGTATTAAAAAATGGTATTCCAGATAATGATATTGATCTTGAAATTAAAATTCTTGAATCTAAATTAGCAGAGCTAAAAAAGAAAAGACCTTCAATTGGTTTTATACAATTTGCTGAAAAATTTTTAAATCAAAAATTGAAACGAAACGAGAAAATTGAAATATTTCAAACTGCAATAAACCACTTAAAAAAATTTATTCTACCTGATTTAGATATTTCTATTAATAATATTGATTATGACTTTGTGAATAATCTTGATCTTTATTTAAGAGGAGTAGAGTCTGTGAGTTCAAAAAATAAAAAGCTTTCAAATGCGACAATAAACACTTACTTTGAAAAGTATAATCATATATATAACGAAGCGAAAAAGCACGAGCATTTGTTTGTGAAAGATAAAAATCCTTTTTCTTTAATAGATATTAAGTCAATTTCGGAAAGAACAAATAAAGATTATTCATTAGAAGAATTAAAGGCTTATTTTAATTCTGATTTAATATTTGTTAAATCTAAAAAATACCCTGTAAGACCAGGAGCTGAATTAGCTAGAGAAATACATAAGTTTCAATTCTTAATAGGAGGGCATGATTTAATAGATATTGCATCTTTAAAATGGTCAAGCATTATCAATAATCGTTTAGTTTTTAAACGTGCAAAAAATGTAAGACATAAGTTTGGCGGTAAAACAATCGATAATATGTTACATCCTTTAGCTTTAGAAATTGTAGAGAAAATTGGAACAAAGGATAATGAGAGAATATTTTCATTTTTGCGAGATCCAACAGAATCATACGAAAGATATAAAGCGCAAAGGCAATATTACGATAAGGTATATAAATCTATTGAAGACAATTTTTCTTTTAGTAGTAATAAATTAAGAAGTAAAACTATGCGTTACACTTTCAGAACTATAGCTGGGAATCTTATGATTAATACAATGATCATTGAAAATATAATGGGCCACTCAAACAACTCTATTTCGATGGGCTATCAAGGTGCTACTCCTTACGAAATTCAGGACGCTGAACATTTGAAAGTTATTGAAGCTGTTTTTGGAGAAATATAAATTTATTTTAAAATAATTAAATCAAAATCTTTTTCTTTATTATAAACTTTTGTAAAATCATAATCATTAGAAACTAATTTATAATTATATTTTTTAACTATTTCGAGTAAAAATGAATCGTTCCAATCTATTTCATTAAAATTGTTTTTAACCTTTTCAAGGTTTATATTTTCGAAATTATCATTTAACTTAAAAACATTATCAATATTTAGGATTTCTTCAATTAAATAATTTATCTCATTGACTTTGTTTTTATAATAATTACTCTTTACGTAGTCTTTTTTGAAACTATATTTATCATCTCCAATCAGGTCTTTTATTAAATTGTAGTCTGCTCTCAATATAACGTTCGTAAACTCTGAAATAATTAGACCAGGTAATGCAATTTGATGATCATTATCAATAACCTCCTCAAAAAGTTTTGAATATGCATTTATTTCACGTTCACGATCCTCATGTATATTTGAATATAAAAATAACCAGATATTTGTATCAAATACAAATTGTAAATCTTCATTTACAGGAATATTGTAATGCAATAAGTTATAAATCGCCATCAATAGATTTATTTATATAATTATTAGAGTTAATTCCGTTTAGTTTATCCTTGTAAAATTTTTTAGAATTATCTATAACGTCTTTTATCATTTTATCTATAGAAGGAGTTGTATTAATATATGTAATGTTTTTATCTAAAAATTCATTATCTAAACC